CAAGACTCCTTTGTTTGGATGTCTTTAACTGAAAATAAACATTCTAATTTTCATGTTATATCTAAGGAAAAAAGTATTTCTTGGTTAAAGGAATATAAATCAGATTGGAATGTTTTTTCTAAAGTTGCATATGAAACAAGAGATATAAATTCTGATTTTAATACAAGGGGATTAAAATTATCAAATGAAGTACCATCAACACTTGATAATGTTTATATGTTTGATTCATCTTGTATTCATGCTGGAACACCACGAATTGAAGAAACAAGAGTTTCTATTGACATTAGAATTAATACAGTAGATGAATTTGTTGATGGTTATATGGGATTTGGTGTTGTAAAACCACAATTTAGACCTGGTGGAAGATTTGGTTATGATAAAAAATCAATTGGAGAGTTGTATGAAAACAATAGAATTTGATATAAATAAGTATAAATTTAGAAATTTAGTTTCTGATGTATTTCATACAGAAGAATTAGAAAAGATACACGAAGTAAGAAAGGATTTACTACCAACGGAATCTCTTAACTTGTATACCGAAAGTTCTACAAAATTTCATAATACATTTTACACTAAATTAAATGATAATTGGACAGAATTTTATGAATTGTATGATAATTTTATTCATAATGAAGTAACTAAGTTACTTGACGAACCATTTCATTATCAAAAATGGCCTACATTTAGAGTTCACATACCAAATGACCAGGCAATTCATACATTTCACTCAGACGGTGATCCTTTACATAAACATCCACCTGGTGAAATTAATTTTTTTCTACCCTTGACAAGATGTTACGGAACTAATACAATTTGGGTAGAGAGTCAACCGATGAAATTAGACTTTAAACCAATTGAATTAAAATACGGACAATATTCTATGTTTAATGGAAATCAATGTATGCACGGAAATAAACCAAATAAAACAAGTTTAACAAGAATAAGTTTTGATTTTAGAATAATACCGTTATCTAAATATAATCCAACTTGGAATACAGATTCACCTACATCTCATACCAAGTTTTCACTTGGTCACTATTATACAAACCTAAAACATTAAATAACTTCAGACTTTTTAATTTCCTTATATTTATTAATGAATTAATATACCTAAAAGGAAGCTTTGCCCATGATTAAATTAATAGATTTGCTAAATGAGGGAGTAAATGATCCAGGAATATTCAAAGCAGTATTTCTTGCTGGTGGTCCTGGAAGTGGTAAATCCTATGTTGCAGGACAATTATTCGGAATCCCCGAAAAAATCAATGTATCTAAAACTGGTTTAAAAATGGTCAATCAAGACCAAGAGTTAGAATACTTGTTAAAGAAATTCTATGGACACGATTCATCTGTAGATTATCTTAACATACAGTCCTATCCACCTGAATTATTCAAACAACTTACCGATCCTGATTTTGATGATTATAGTGGTTTAAGGAGTAGTGCAAAATATTTAAGTCAAAAGAGAATGGGACAATATTTAAAAGGTCGTTTGGGGATGATTATAGATGGGACTGGTCATAAGTTCAATTCAGTAAAGAAACAAAGAAAAGAATTAATAGATATGGGTTATGATACTTATATGGTTTTTGTAACAACTTCATTAGAAGTAGCACAAGAACGAAATGAATCACGACCACGAAGATTGCCAGAGGATACGGTAGAAACATATTGGAAAGAAGTTCAAAATAATTTAGCTTTCTTTCAAGGATTGTTCGGTGGTAGTAATTTTTTAATCGTGGATAATAATAAACATTTAGATCCAGAGACTGCAAAGAAAAAATTTAAAATGTTGGTTAATCAAGGACTTGATAAGTTTATCAATAAACCACTTAAAAGTAAAATAGCTAAAACGTGGATAAAACAACAAAAACTTGTTCCTAAACAAGATTTAAAACAGATGTTGAAAAAATGATTAAACTGCGAACATTATTACCACTAAATGAATATTCTAAAATTAGGCTTAACATCCCTTCTGATATAAAGAAGATACACAAACTTTTTAAGAAGAATAAGAAAAAACTTTTTATAGTTGGTGGGGCAGTTAGAGATGCAATACTTGGCAAATCCCCTAAAGATTATGATTTAGCCACAGATGCTAAACCCGATGAGGTATTGACAATAGCAAAGAAAGGTGGATTGAAAACTTTAGAAGTTGGAAAACAATTTGGAGTAGTGATAGTTGGTGGACACGAAATAGCAACATTCAGAAAGGATATCGGTAAAGGTCGTAGACCAGACTCGGTAGATTTTTCAGACATTCAGGGTGATGTTAAACGGAGAGATTTAACCATCAACGCTCTGTTCTATGATATGGATAGAAGTGAAATAGTAGATTTGGTTGGAGGGGTATCAGATTTAAAAAAGAAAAAGATACGAACTGTTGGAAATGCGGTAGAGAGATTTGATGAGGATCCGTTAAGGAAGATGAGAGCTTTAAGATTTCAAGCTGCACTAAATGGTAAGTTAACTAAAGAAACGGAAAGTGCATTAAGAGAGAATCCAAGTTTAAGTGGAGTAAGTGGTGAAAGAATTAGAGAAGAATTTGTGAAGTCAATTACGAAAGCAAAATCTCCTAAGAAGTACTTACAGATTTGTGATGATTTAGGATTTACAAAACAAATATTACCTGGTTTACAAGTAAAGATTCCCTACATAAACGAAAACGATTATATTTTATTTTTATCTTGGATATTACGAAAAAATGATGTAAGTTCCTTGGGTACGAAACTAAATAATTTAAAGTATTCTAATAATGATATAGAAAACATTCAATTTTTAAATATATTACAGACTTTTAAACCAGAGAATATTTATAAAGTTAAAAAGTTTCAAGAAAGAACAACATTGAGTAATAATCAGATTATAAAATGGGGTAAATACATAGGAAACGATTTTAAGAAATTGGTCAAATTTAAATTATCAGTAAAAGGAAATGAAGTTCCTAAAGATTTAAAAGGACCTGAAATAGGAAAAGTAATACAATCAATGGAAAAAGATAAATTCTTAAATGAAGCAAATGCCGTAAAAGGTAGTAAAGTTGAAAAATTTATTACAGGTCACAACCTAAAAATGAAAGGTAGAAGATATAAAGAAATTGAATTTGAAACTTTAAAAGTTGACAATCGTACTAAGATGATTACATTGAGAATTTTGGCACCTAAGAAATTATTTGGTATGGAGATACCCGTAAAATTTGCAACACTAAGGAGAGGTCCGTTCTTAAAAACCGACACAAAGAAAAAAATAAAAGAAATAGCAGTTCGTCCAAAACCAAAGGTATTTAAAGATATCTATAATGCGTTACCAAGTGACTTGAAGAAACGCGTGTATAATCTAAAAAACTTCGACCAGAGGAGAGATGCACACCCAGAAGGTAATGTGTTGAAACATACGATTGCCGTTACGAATAGGGCATTAAAAACTGGTGATATTGATTTTGGATTGGCAGCACTATTTCACGACATAGGTAAGGATTCAACTGCAAAACTTCATCCAAAGAAAGGATTCTGGACACACTATGGACACGAACACGTTTCTGCAAAATTAGTTAAGAAGTATAGAAAATGGATAATTACTATGGGTGGTAATCCTGTTGATATTTATTTTATGGTAAAACAACATATGAGAATGAAAGTATTTGATAAGATGAAGTGGGTTAAACAAGATAAGTTGAAAAAGTTTAGAACATTCGGTAAATTAAAGAAGTTCTCAAAAGATTTTGATAAAGGTGGGAGAAAATAATGGATAAATTATCATATGAACTCGTTAAAGATTTATTAACTGAGTCCGAAGAACAACATTTTTGGCCCAAAACTATTTTACCAAAAATTAAAGGTTCTGGATATGATTCAATAGATAGGGCAAATAGTACTATTAGTGCTGTAAAAAGTAAACCCAAATCAGAACAAAAAGAAATTATAGAAACAATGTATAATAGAGCTAAAAACCATAAATCCCAAACTGGTGGTATGAGAGAAGCAATGGAAGTTTTTGAACAATGGTTAGCAGAAGATACTAAAAAGATTAAAAAGGTGATTGGAATTTATGGTGGTCGTTATCAACCATTTGGTCCTCATCATAAAAAAACCTTTGAGTGGTTAGAGAAACAAGTAGATGTTGCATATATCACTACATCAGACATTAAAAAACCACCTAAACATCCTATGAATTACTCTGAAAAGATTAGACACATGACTAAAATGGGGATTCCTAAGAATCGTATTATTAAAGAGAGGATACCATTAAAGGCAGAATTGCTAAAAAAATACGATTCCGGGACTACCTCAGTGATATATATATTCGGAGCTAAAGATGCCGGTAGATTATCGGGCGGTAAAAAGAAAAGTGGTGGTTTGTCATACTTTCAAGATTATAAGAAAAACAAGAATAATTTAAAAGGATATGAAGAACATGGATATTTTATGACTGCACCACACGTTTCTGTTAAGGTTGGTGGAAAAGAAGTTAGTGGAACAGTAATGAGAGAATTACTCGGTTCACCTAAAGTAGATGAGAAAGATAGACCAAGATTATTTAAGGACGCATTTGGATACTTTGACAAGGGTGTTTATCAAATGATGACTAATAAGTTTAAAAAGTTATATGGAGTGAAGGAAGAAACTATTACTGAAGCAACTGGTGGAAAACTAATAGCAGCAAGAAATAAAGGACATTTGAGAAATGGTGGGGAAACTGCTTTGGACGCAAATGGAATAATCTCAAAATTTAAAGGTAGGGGGGATATTTCGGACGCATTTAGTTTTGCCGTAAAGGACTTAGAAAAGGCCATCGGTAAATTATCTGATAAACAAAGAAATAAGATTTTTATGAATGGGAAGGCTTGGATGAATTTAGAAGTTATGTGGCCTAAGTCAGCCAATGTTATAAATTATGATAAAGCCGAGATAGTATTTCACGGAGCACTTGAATACGATGAT